CTCACAAAGCAAGACATCAAAGAACTTGAACACGAAGCAGATGCTATCACTTGGGAACAAGCCATAGCACTTGGCATGTATGATCCGAACGAACTCGAAGATGATTTGAATTCAGCAGATCCACATGATGAAGTAAACATCACTGAGGTTTTATCTGTTCAAGGAAGACTCAAGCGTAAGTTTACCGCTAGAAAGAATAGACAAAGACTAAAAGTTGCTCGTGGTATTGCTCTTAGAAGAGGATCATCACCAGATCGTTTGAAGAAAAGAGCACAACGTGGCGCAAAGGGTATGATATACAAGCGACTACTGAAGGGACGAGACAAGTCAAAGCTCCCACCAGCAGAGAAAGGTCGTCTTGAGAAGTTGATTGGTATGTACGCTCCTTTAGTATCAAGACTAGCGCAAAGAATGCTTCCTGGAATGCGTAAGCTAGAAATCAATCGCATGAAGAACAGAAAAGGCGGCGCACAAAAAGCTAAGAAGTATAAAGCAGCAAAACCTACTGCTAAGAAGCAAACAGCAAAGAAATTTAAGATAAAAAGATAGCTGGTCTAAGTTTGTTTTGTTATAAATACAAGTATGGAAAAACAAAACAAACAACGATTAGAACAGCTAGTACGTCAAGGTCTTGTGCCTAGCCGAAAACTCCCTATGCTCATGCAAGCCATGAGCAGTCTTCACATGGGCAAGCAACTCACGCCTACTGAGAGAGATATCCTAGCAAAATACATGCACAACATGACTGATATCATGTTGAAGGATGATACTGTCTTTAATCGTACAAAATTACATACGCAACGAACAAAATATCAAACGGAGGAGACTACCGTGGACTTGGATGAAAAGATGGTTGATGGGGTTGAGATACTAGACGGTCCCGAAGACGAAAACAAGAAAATGAAAATGAAGAAGAAAGAAAAAGACATGAAAGAGTCTAGAGAAGGTGACGAAGAAGAAAGAATGCGAAAGAAAGAAGAGAACAAGGCTAGACGCCTCTCTATTCGCAAAAGAGATAAGTTCCGTATGCTTCCTTCTGAACTCAAGAAAGAGAAGATGAAAGCAGGCGTAGAAGAAGAAGTTATCAACTTCAACGACATGTATAAAGAACAGTTTGAAGCTGCTCTAGAGTACTACGGTGTTGATAACATCCGTGATCTTCCAGAAGAGAAGAAAGCAGAATTCTTTAAAGTTGTAGACGTAGCTCTTGAAGAAGCTAAGATGGCTAAGAAAGACCACGACGGCGACGGCAAAGTAGAAACTTCTACAGCAGAGTACATGGGTTCTAAAGACAAAGCTATCAAGAAAGCAATCAAACTTAAAGGATTTGGTCCAGACGCTGGTAAAAGCAACATGAGCAATCCAGCAGCTAGAGCTTCTTTGATGAAAAAAGAAGAAGTAGAAGTCGAAGAAGAAATTGAACAGCTAGACGAGTACGGCAACCCTGCTGCTACTCCTGACAGACTTGCCATGATTAGAAGAGCGGCTGACAGAGTACAAAGCGGACAAGCTGCTAAAGATGTTAAAAAAATAGCTAAGTCTGACATGAAGCAGAAAGGTGCTCAAAAGGGCATGGCTCCTACTAAGAAAGATGTAGAAGAGCAAGTAATGTCAATCAGAAAAGTAATTAAAGAAGGCTCGGCAAAAGAAAAAATTGAAGCCTACAAAGAACTCAACACAATTATAGAACAATTTAAAACAACGGGAGAACTCTAATGTCCGCATGGTCAAAATCAGTTAAGCCAGTAATCACTGGTGTACCCGCTTCAGAAATCTTTATGGTAGACGAAGCAGAAGTAGCAGCAACTCCAGGCATCACACAGCCGGGTTGGGTGCGCAGAACTACTGTAGGTTCACGAATCAAATACGAAACTCTCGTAGCAATGGCAGATCCGGCTACTGATGCTGAATACGAAGCCGCAGTTGGTTTAGCTGGCGGCGCACTTGAAATCGGCACAGAGTATAAGATTCTTACTACAGGTGACACAGACTTCACATTAGTTGGTGCAGTAGATTCAAATCCAGGCACAGTATTCACTGCCACTGGTCCAGGTGCAGGTACTGGTACAGTTGTCGCTACAGCAGACGATGACGATACTGAGTTCCCAGACGCTTAATAAATACTTTTTATTTAAGGAGTATTTAATATGGCAGATGCGAAACTATCAGAACTAACAGCGGTCTCTGCGGCCGCTGGAACTGATGTATTTTATACAGTACGAGGTAGCGAAAGCAATAAAATGTCTGTCGCTACCTTGTTTGCTGATGTAGCAACGCCAGTATCTTTCAGTGATACAATTGCTATCACTGATACTAACACTATGAACGCTGTAGGCGAAATTATCACTACTACTAATGTTACCTATATCAGTAATGTGAGTAATGGTGGTAATTGTTCTATTGGTACAGGTGTAGATGGTCAAGTTAAAATTGTTATTATGACAGCTAATATTGGTGGTCATGTAGTAACATTACAAGGTTCTAATATAGCAAACGATATAGCATTTGATGCAGCAGGCGAAACTGCAACCCTACTATATACTAATGGCACATGGTATTTCATTGGAGGTACCGCTACAGTATTATAGGAAGTAAATAATGTTGCAATTGAATGAAGATAATTTTTTGATTTATGCAATAAAAAATTATCATAGTCCGGGATCACTCGGAATGAAAGACTTAGAAGAAGATATGAAGAGATTTAAATATCTCAAACGTCTTCTAAGCAGATATAAAATGTCTGGTGAGATTAACGAGCGTTTGGTTCTTAATCACCTAGTAGTTTTATATAATGTCTTTGGTGATGCTACGACCGATATGCTATTCTACAAGATAGGCAAAGAATATTGGTCAGATTTAAAGACATATTTAGTATATTTACAAAGAATGCCGTTAGAGACTGTAGTTTCTCCTGGTATTAAAGAAACAGATATACCTTTAAACCAAGAACTTATACAAGTCTTAAGGAAACTATAGTGTCAAGATTAACAGATGCCTATGTAACATACAGAATCATTAGGATGCTTGCCACTCCTATTGAAAATTCTGATGCCTACAAAATGGGCATTGTGAATGCTGACGGTAAGAAAATTAAGAATCCTACCACTTCATCTGAAAAAGACGCATATTCCTTACTACAACGATTCGTATTCAAAGTTCAACGAGCATTAGTCAAGTCTCCAGACAGAAATGCAAAAAGACTCTTGACAGTAGCCGCAGCACTTAGTATACTTAAAGATCATAAAGAACAAGACTTAGACTCATTAGATGTAGAACCATTGTTAGAAATGTATTCTGCCTTTGAAGATGTCGAGCAACAAGCAAAACTATTAGAACACAATCTGATACCTTTTAGCGCTTTCTTGAAGGAAGAAGGTGTTGTCGCAAATGCAGTTGGCGCAGGCGGCATCGATGGTATTGGTGTAGGACCTAAAGGCGAGCCTGGAAGAGATCCAGTCATGATGCCAATGGTTCGTAGAAAAAAGAAGAAGAAAGATGCCAACAGTTAAGTCTCTAGAAACACAAGTGGCGTTAGTCAAACAGGATGTTAGTCAAATCGGGCAGTTGTTTTCAAAACTGGAAACAGCACTCGATAAGATTACAGATGTTTCAAATAATATCAGTCAAATTCTTGCTGTTCATGAACAACGATTGCAAGACGGCGAGAAGGAATTCGAAACTTTGAGATCCGATATGAACAACGCTGAAGACAAGTTTGATAATGAAGTAAAAGACCTCCATTCGAGGTTAACATCAAACACTAGAGAGATCGAAAACAAAATGTCCAAAGAAATAGATAAAGTCCTAGATTCAATTAAGGACCTCAAAGAGCATCTTATTGATAAGAACGATAAGATAGAAGAAAGATTAACCGCATTAGAACGCTGGAGATGGATACTTGTTGGGGCTGTATTTGTGGCTGCCGTACTCATACCAGAAATGCCCAACTTTTTAGCATTCCTTTTAAACTAACACTTGACATTACATCGTTAGTATACTATACTAAACCTATACTAAACGTGTAGGTTTTTTTATGTCTCTTTATATTGATCTGAAATACATTAACATGATATCGAATCGCTTGCCTCTGTTTACACGCAAGGACGATTATCTGTTCAATTGTCGCTGCATCATATGTGGTGACTCCTCAGAAAAGAAGAACAAAGCTCGTGGCTATTTCTACAAGAAAGAAGCCAACATGTTCTATCGCTGTCATAACTGTGATTACGGCACAACTGTCGGTAAGTTTATCGAGCAGTTGGATCCTATGCTGTACAAAGAATATGTACTAGAGAAGTTTGTCAAGCAAGACGAAAAGCCTGAGCCTAAGAAAGAACCTGATCCATCATACGCATTTAATTTCAAGCCTACATTCGATAAGCCCCTTAGCATTATTGACGGTCTGATGGATAGACTAGACACGTTGCCTAAAGATCACGAGGCAGTTCAGTATGTAAAGAACAGAATGATCCCAGAGTCGCAGTTCAATCGTTTGTATTATGTAGACGATATTCGCAATCTGTCACAACTAAATCCTAAATATTCAAAAGCACTAAATATAAAGCAGCCGAGAATTTGTCTGCCTTTCATTCGTGAAGATGGACAACTTTCAGGCATGGCATTGAGAGGTATTCGTGGCGAAAAACTCCGATACATAAATCTCAAAATAAAAGAAGAAGATCCTACTATTTTCGGTCTAGATGTTATAGATAGAGAGAAAGAAGTTTATATCGTTGAAGGTCCTATTGACAGTCTTTTTCTAGACAACGCAATCGCAGCAGCCGGTTCATCGTTTCATAAAATTGACAAGATAGGTTTGACTCACTTCACGGTAATCTTCGACAATCAACCCAGAAACAAAGAAATTTGTTCGTTGATACATAAGCAGATAAAAGCCGGCAATCGGGTTTGTTTGTGGCCGAGTGACATTGAAGAGAAAGATATTAACGATATGATAACATCAGGCTTGACAAAGGAAGACATTCAGTATATTATAGATAGTAATACTTATGAAGGGCTTGAGGCAGAACTTGAATTTACAGCATGGAGAAAATGTTAATGAGTGTTAGTCTAGTCGGTATGACCCAGCCATCAGCAGCCACAGGTTGCTACACGGCAAATGAGTTAATCGCATACGCAGCAAGAGTAAGTAACCCGGACAATCAAAACAACCCAAAAACTGCATCAAAACTACTCGGATATCTCATAAAACACGAACATTGGAGCCCATTTGAGATGGTTTCCGTTACAATGGAGATTACCACTACTCGTGACATCTCTAGACAGATTATAAGGCATCGTAGCTTCAGTTTCCAGGAATTTTCACAAAGATATGCAAAATCAACCAACTTCGAGACGAGAGAATGTCGATTACAAGACGAGAAGAATCGTCAAAACAGCATCGAAACAGAAGACCGTGAATTGGCAGAGAGTTGGAACATGGCCCAAAAGGCAGTCATCAACGCAGCGAACGATGCCTACCAGTGGGCGCTAGAGAACGGAATAGCAAAAGAGCAAGCAAGAGCAGTACTACCAGAAGGTAATACTGAAACAACACTATACATGTCAGGCACTCTCAGATCGTGGGTACATTACTGCAAATTGAGAATGGCTAACGGCACACAAAAAGAACATATTGAAATCGCAGAACAATGTTGGGATGTTATCAGTCAACATTTCCCAGATGTAGCGAAAGCAGTAGAGGAACTATAATGGCAAAAAAAGAGTATATGGGAATTCAAATAGATTATGGCAGAGATGCGCTATTTGATAAGTTAGGACTATCTAGACTTAAAGAAAGCTACATGCGAGAAGACGAAGAGTCTCCTCAAGAACGATTTGCTTATGTTAGTAGCAAGTTTGGTAGCAATCCAGAACACGCACAGCGTTTATATGATTACAGTAGCAAACATTGGCTTTCCTATTCTACTCCTATTCTCTCTTTTGGTCGTTCAAAGAAAGGCATGCCTATTTCATGCTTTCTAAACTACATTAATGATACTGCGGAGGGTCTCGTTGAAAATCTTTCTGAAACAAATTGGCTTTCTATGCTTGGGGGTGGTGTTGGGATTGGTTTTGGTATCCGTTCCTCTGATGATAAGTCTGTTGGTGTTATGCCTCATCTCAAGACTTACGATGCATCGTGCCTCGCATATCGCCAAGGTCGCACTAGACGGGGCTCTTACGCTACTTATCTTGATATATCTCACCCAGATGTGATGATGTATCTTGAGATGCGAAAGCCGACAGGTGATCCGAATGTTCGCTGTTTGAATCTTCATCACGGCATTAACATCTCAGATCGGTTCATGGAAATCATTGAACGATGTATGACTGATCCTGATTCTGACGATGGTTGGAATCTTATTGATCCTCACTCAGGTGAAATCAGAGATACTGTATCAGCAAAGCATTTGTGGCAAAAGATTCTTGAACTTCGTATGGAGACAGGCGAGCCGTATGTTCACTTCATTGACACAAGTAATCGTCACTTGCCTGAATGGCAAAAAGAATTAGGACTGAAGGTACATCAATCAAATCTGTGTTCAGAAATTATTCTGCCTACAAACAAAGACAGAACAGCAGTTTGTTGTTTGTCTTCTGTAAATCTTGAGCATTACGATGCTTGGAGCAAGAACAGTTTGTTCCTCAAAGATATCGCAGAGATGCTAGACAATGTACTACAGTATTTTATCGACAACGCACCTGATGAAGTTGCTCGTGCCAAATTCTCAGCTAGCCGTGAGAGAAGTATTGGTGTGGGCGCACTAGGTTTTCATGCTTATTTACAGAAGAACAATCTGCCGTGGGAAAGCGCAATGGCTAAAGGCGCTAACTTAAGAATGTTCAAGCACATAAGAGGAAAACTCGATGACGCAAATAAAGAACTGGGAGAATCCAGAGGAGAAGCCCCAGACGCTAGGGGACGAGGTCTTAGATTTAGTCATGTTATGGCTATTGCTCCCAATGCTAGTAGCAGTATTATTATGGGCAACACTTCGCCTTCCATTGAACCTTTTAGGGCGAACGCTTATAGACAAGACACTCTTTCTGGAGCTTATCTCAACAAAAATAAGTATCTGGTACAACTCATTAAGAGTAAGATTGAAGCTGGCGAAACAAAACAGGCAGAAGACGAAATCTGGTCATCAATCATCTCAAATGACGGATCAGTCCAACACTTAACTTTCTTGGACCAGTGGGAGAAAGATGTATTCAAGACCTCAATGGAGATCGACCAGCGATGGGTGATTGAACACGCTGCTGATAGACAAGAGTTTATCGATCAGGCACAGTCACTCAACACATTCTTCCGTCCTGACTCTAACATCAAGTATCTACATGCTATTCACTACATGGCATGGAAGCAAGGCTTGAAGACACTTTACTATTGTCGTTCAGAGAAACTAGGCAAAGCAGATAAAGTATCTAATCGCATTGAACGTCAAATCATCAAAGAGATTGACATGACAGCACTTGTAAACAATGACGAATGCTTGGCATGTGAGGGCTAATGATAACTTTAGATGAAATAGATTCTATAATACCTAAAGATAAAACTATCGGTGTATTAGTATCGGGTGGTTTTGACAGTGCCGTCCTTTGGTATGTAGTAAAGAAAATTTGCTTAGAAAGAAATCAGCAATGTAATCCTTACACGATACCAAAGCTAGACGGCGCTGAATATCATGCGAAAAATGTTTTACAAACTACATGTAATTTACTTGGCATTCCTGAAATAGAAACTACAATGGTAGGACAGTTCAGCGAAGACCCTGGTGAATATACTAGATCAGGTGTAGGAGATGTTATCAGATTGCGATATGAAGAATTTGTATTGACTGCCGTTACTTCATACTTTAAAGATTTAATTTGGGATCCTCCGCCAGAAGAAAGAAAGCGTCCTAATGACAATCAGAAAAAAATTATGGAACAGCCTTTCTATTATCATACAAAAGATGAAACAGTAAATTTTGCAAAAGATCTAGGTATATTAGAAGCAATAATGCCAGTTACCCACAGTTGCACTCAGCAACCTATGTCTAGATGCAATCAATGTTATTGGTGCCAAGAAAGAAAAATGGCATTTGCAAAATTAGAATTAGAAGACACTGGTAAAATATGAGAGAAAGAATAGTTGAAAGAGTAACAAGTAAGTACCCTATAGAAAAAATAATGCCTTTATGTGAAGCTGCGATTGATGATGAGAGACCAGCAGCTATAAATATGCGGCCAGAAAATTGGCAGAACAGTCCTCATTCTCTTTTATACTGTATTTACATAGAAAAACGATACGATGATAGAGCTGGTTATTATATCTATCGGGAAAATGGAAATATAGTAGCAGGACATGGCTATTATCCTTTTGATGAAGATCCTAACATGTATGTACAGTCTAGGGTGTACAGTGTTCCTTCACATATAAAAGCATTAGGTAGAGACAAGATGACTACCTCAAATCAATTAGGCTCACTTATTGCAGATAAAGCATTGACAGAAGGCTACATAGGTGGTATAATTACACTTGAAGAATATAACTCAGAATTAGCGGATAAGATTGTTAGAATAACAGACCCTAAAAGATATCCTAATTATTACTACGACACACAACTTATAAATGGTAGAGTGTGTAAACCACGCCACTACAAAGATTATGGCTTACGAACACAGCCAATGAAAAAGTATGGTACTTGTATCATAAAAGGCACAAGACAAATAGTACTATATCATTTGTTTGATGAACTATATCAAAAAGAACTTTTCAAAAAATTAGATAAAATAAGAGCAGAATAAATGGCAACAAAATTAAAATTGACAGACGAGAGAAGTTACTTCAAACCTTTCAACTACGCTTGGGCATATGATGCTTGGCTAAAGCACGAACAGTCTCATTGGTTACACACAGAAGTACCAATGAACGAAGATGTAAAAGATTGGAAATCAAAACTGTCTGATGCAGAAAAAGGATTTCTTACTAACATCTTCCGTTTCTTTACTCAAGGTGATATCGATGTGGCGGGTGGTTATGTAAATAACTACTTGCCTAACTTCCCACAGCCTGAAGTTAGAATGATGCTCGCAGGGTTTGCTGCTCGTGAGGCTCTTCATGTAGCAGCATATTCCCACCTCATTGAGACATTGGGCATGCCTGAGTCTACTTACAATGAGTTTCTTGAATATGAAGCGATGAAAGAGAAACACGATTATCTTCAAGAACTTTCGATGGAGACACAAGACAAGACAACAATCGCTACTAACATTGCGGCATTCTCAGCATTTACTGAAGGCATGCAGTTGTTCTCGTCATTCATTATGTTGCTGAACTTCCCACGTCACGGTAAGATGAAAGGCATGGGTCAGATTGTTACTTGGTCAATCGTAGACGAAACTCTACACGCCGAGAACATGATTAAATTGTTCCGTGAATATGTAAACGAGAACATTGACCTATGGAACGATAGCCTCAAAGGTAAGATTTACACTATCGCTGAGAAGATGGTAGAATTAGAAGATCAGTTCATTGATCTAGCGTTTGCGATGGGTGCTATGGAGAATCTAACCGCAGAAGATGTGAAGAAATACATTCGTTACATCTGTGACAGACGATTGATTAGTCTCGGACTCAAAGGCATCTTCAAAGTTAAGAAGAATCCATTGCCGTGGGTAGAAGAAATGATTAATGCTCCTACTCACACAAACTTTTTTGAGAATAGAGCAACTGACTATGCTCGTGGAGCACTTTCAGGCAATTGGGGAGACGTTTGGGCATGACCGAATGGGAAGTATTGAAAGATAGATGGATAGAATATTATGTTAAGGTAGCAAAAGATACTGCATTGTTATCTTCTGCTAAAAAACTACAAGTAGGTTGTGTCATTGTACGAGACAACAGAATACTGTCAATAGGATACAATGGTACTCCCTCTGGCTGGGACAATGAATGTGAAGAAGTAATTAAGTGGCCGAACGGAGACATAAAATTTCTTACGACAAAACCTGAAGTCCTTCATGCAGAAGCAAATGCGTTAATGAAGTTATGTAGCTCAACAGAGTCAAGCCTACGTGCTACCATGTTTGTTACCCATACTCCATGCATTGAGTGTGCTAAACTTATCTATCAAGCTGGCATCTCGCAGGTGTACTATATAAATGAGTATAACGCAACAAAAGGTTGTGGACAGGAGTTTTTAGAAAAGGCGGGAATAAGATGTCAGATAGTATCATAATCAAAAAAACTGTAGAATGCGAAGAGTGTGAGGCAGAATATAAAGTACGCCACGACATGTCAGACAGGCATTATGTAGTAAGTTTTTGTTCTTTTTGTGGTGCAGAGTTAGAGATTGAAGCATCGCTCGATGACTTCATAGATGAAGACGATATAGAGGAAGATTGGTAATGACAAAATGGCATGGGGGCAAGGGTTCAGCACGCCGCAAGGGCGCTGACGATAAAAAGTTCGCCGATAACTGGGACAAAATCTTCGGCAAGAAGAACGATACTGACCTGAAGTTTACGACTGCTGAAGACTTTATAAATAGTGTTTCTGATGATGAAGGAACACTAGATGGCAGTGAAGAAAAAGAAGCCGAAGGAGAAACAGGTACATAGAGTTTATTGTACCTATTTTCCAGACGGAACATACTACATAGGTTACTCAGGCAAAACACAACGCCTGTATGAAAAATATTATGGGTCTTCAAAGTATGTCCTAGAGTACGAAGGACAACTTGAGAAGGAAACTATTGCAGAGTTCGACAAGAAGTCGTGGGCTAAAATGCAAGAGTTTCTCCTACAGTGGCAACAACGACACGATCCTAAGTGTTTAAATTCCATGCTCAATATCCGCCTGAACAAAGAACCTCTGGCTGATTTCGAGCCCATAGAGTGGACACCAAAATGTTATTCATAGCACTTTTACTATTTTCAGCATTGGCAGTATCTACAGTAGCAGGTTATTTTTCGATTGTCGGTCTCATGGCAATCTTTCCGGCAGCAGCAGAACCTATTCTCGCAATGGGTGTTGTATTAGAGGTAGCGAAACTCGTCACGGCATCGTGGCTGTATCGATACTGGAACAAAACAGCACTCGCCATGAAGTCATACTTTACGGTTGCTGTTATCATTCTGTCCGTCATCACATCGATGGGCATCTTTGGCTTTCTTAGTAAAGCACACCTCGAGCACAGCGTTTCTACAGGCGATAACACATTACAAGTCGCTAGGCTTGATAGACGCATAGAAACTGAGCAGAGACGTATAGCAGACGCAGAGACAGTACTAGCACAGTTAGACGACACAGTACAAACACTCATAGACTACGACAGAATTCGTGGTGATGATGGTGCGATAGCTACAAGAGAGAGTCAAGCAGCAGAAAGGGAGGAATTAAACGCCTCAATTGATGCAGCAGTAGCAGCCATTGACGCCTTGTCGGAAGAAAAACTAGTACTGGAGACAGAGCAATTGCTAATTGAGGTTGAAGTCGGACCTCTATTGTATGTTGCCGAAATGATATATGGTGATACAGATAAAGAAACACTTGACAAAACTGTCAGGTTTGTTATAATACTATTAATACTTGTATTTGACCCGTTGGCTATCTTGCTTGTTGTAGCGGCTAATATGAGCATGAAAGAGCGTAAAGGTGAAAGTATCACGTTTATATCAGAGAAAGACTTAGAGCCAGAAGTAGAAGAGTTTGGCATCGAAGAGACTGAATCTGAGCCTGAACCAGAAAGTGATATGGAAATCACCGAAGACGATCTACAACATGTACAGCGACTTGATAGACGAGTTCGCAAAAAACTTGAATGGTTAATTGATAAGAAAGGAACTAAAGTATGAACTACCACCGTGAAAGAAATGAAGCAGCATGGCAAGGCAAAGTAGTAGACTATCTGAATCGCTATGAGTGCAATGTCCAGTTTGAAAAGGCTGACGGTACAGTGCGTGATATGAAATGTACTCTACAAGAGTCTATTGTGCCGGAAACAAAAGGTACCGGAAAGGCAAAGGCTGCAGGTGTTCTCACTGTATTCGATACAGAGAAGAAAGGCTGGCGTACTATCAAGTTTGATAAAGTCATTGATTTTTCTATTCAAAATGAGTATGTTAGAGCAGCAGATTAGTGCTTGACAACGTGACTCCTAGGTGTTATAATTACTATTGTAATGAAAATAAGGAGTCCTTTAATGGCAAAACGACAACGCAGTACTTACGTTCTCCCAGAACCTAAATGGCGAGAATTCAAAGAGTACACAGACGAGGCAGACCGTGAGGCAGCATTTCGTGACTGTGAGTATTTCACTCACTACGAAGTTGCCGACAAGTCTGGTGTGCCTCACATCAAGAAGTGGATGAAGGCGAACTTTTCGGCAGATGATGTAACAAGCATTCTGAAGTCGCCTGATTCTACTTTCTATTCTATCGCTAAGTATGGTTACATTTGGTCTAAGCTCGGCTACATGACGCAGGCACATGAAAAGTACCTTCACTCTATCAAAGATGATTTGGTAGCAAAGGGTAATGCTTATGTTGCCGACAAAGAAGAAGCACCCAAAGTGGTGTCTATCAGAAAAAATCTTGATAACTTTCTCGATGGCGTAGAAGATGTTCAGGCTGCAATTGCACAGAACGGCAAAGTCAATATAGAATCATTTGTTGAGGGATACAAACTCAACGCAGCAGAACTCACAACAGCCTACACAAAGCTAGATGAAATGGCATTTGAGTGGCGTGAACTGTTATCTCTTCGAAATCTCAAAGGGGATCTTAGTGAGTGGGACAAGCAGTTAGTAGAAGGCTACAGTCATCTTAAACTGTCTACAATCAAAAAGCTCGTAGAGTTTTATGCTCAATTACAAACAGGTCTACTTGAAACTAAACAGTCAAAGAAGATTGTCCGTATTCGCCGTAAGAAGCCTACAGACAAGACAAAGGTTGTTCGCCGTCTCAAGTATCTCAAGGAGTTTGCTGAACTCAATCTCAAGTCAGTTGATCCCGTAGAAATCATTGGCGCAAGTGAAGTGTGGGTCTATGACACTGCTCGTAAAAAGATCGGTGTGTATGCCTCAGAGTATGAAGGTACGCTAAGTGTGAAAGGCACTAGTATAGATAACTATTCAGAAGCAAAGTCTTATGAGAAGACAATGCGAAAGCCTGAAGTACAGGTACCTGAATTTATGGCAGCTCGCAAGAACGGACTGCACAAATATGTTGACACGATTCGTGGCAAGAAACTCGCACCTCGCAAGCGATTACTTCCTTCGATGGTTATTGTGAGGATTATATAAAATGATAGTCGTGGACTTTAATCAAGTAGCAATTGCTACATTCATGGGTGAGATTGGTCATCGTGGCGGTTCAGACATCGAGGTCAATTTGCCATTGATGCGTCACATGATACTCAACACAATACGCTCATACAAAAACAAATTCTCAGATGAATTTGGCGATGAGGTAGTAATCGCTTGCGACAACAGACGCTATTGGCGTAGAGATGTATTTCCTTACTACAAGGCACACCGAAAGAAAGCACGAGATGACAGCGCCCACGATTGGTCTGCTATATTCGAGGCACTGACTACTATTCGCAACGAACTGGATGAATACTTTCCTTATCCTGTAATCGATGTTGACGGTGCTGAGGCTGATGATGTTATCGGTACACTCGCTGAATATTCACAGACAGCAGGCGAAGGTGGTGGTTTGTTTGATGAAGGCACACAGATTCCTTTTCTAGTGTTGTCAGGTGATCATGACTTCAATCAGTTACAGAAGTGGAGCAATGTGAAACAGTACTCACCTGCACAGAAGAAGTGGATCAAAATCAAAGAGCCTGCTGAACAAGTATTGATGGAACACATCATCACAGGCGACAAAGGTGACGGTGTACCTAACATGCTATCGGCAGACAATTGTTTTGTTGAAGGCATTAGGCAAAAGTCTATTCGTAAGAATCTACTAACAGAGTGGAAGAAAACTCCTCCTGAGAAGTGGATCACTTCTGATATGTCTCACGGTTACAATCGTAATCAAATGCTTGTGGACCTAACTAAGACTCCACAAGACATCAAAGATGAGATTATAAGTAGTTACGAACGACAACAGGGAGGCGATAAGTCTCAACTATTAAATTATTTTATCAAGCACAAAATGAAGAACATGCTTGAAGTTATGGCGGACTTTTAAATGATTATTGAAAAGCGTGAATATCATCAAATGACTAGCACATTCACTTACGATGTGCCAGAAGAAGAAATCATCGAAACTTTTGGTAGTGTAGAATCCTTCATGGAACATTACGAAGAAGAATCAGATGAGTTCAATGAATTCATGTGGGAATTCGATTACGACCGTGAAGATGATTTATGGACAGATCGCAAAGGCGGTTATGATGTGGATTGGGAGATTAAAGATGACGAATAGAGAAGTCTTGATTGAGGTTGATACCTTAAAAGAAACAGATGAGCAGCGAAAGGCAAGAGAACTCGAAGAAATCAAAACTGAGTTTGCTATGCTCATAGAACAAGATGAGTTAGAATCTTTTGGAGATGAAGATGCAGAATAATTTTAGACAAGTAGACGAAGGCTTTAAGTGGGTGTTCGATGCCGACAAGCCAGAAGAACAAGTACAGCGACTCAAGACTTGGGCTTCTAAGAATCAAACAGTAGTGCCTATTGTTCGCATGGGTGTAGGTGCTGAGAAAGTAGACTGGCAATTGCCAGAAGGTATGCCAGAGACAGCAAAGATTCAAGATGATATTCCTGCGGGCATGGGTGAGACTACACTCACGCTTGAATGGCGCAGAGTAAAACAGTTTGTAGATCCTAATAGCAACATGAGCAATCTACCGCCATGGAAGCGTGAACAACAGTGGGTCAATATTCTCGAAGCAGTACAACACGAAGAAGCTAAGATTCTCACCGCAGTTAAAGATGGAGAGTTATTGAAACTCTATCCTAAACTAGAGAAGTGTTTGCCGATTCTTGGTATAGAGGAGTATAATAAACCGCCTCGAAAAAGTGCCAAGAAAAAGCCTGCTACAAAGACTCCTAGAGTTAGGAAAGGCAAATCCGCCCGAGACGAAGTGGTTATCTGATGAGAAATTTCGTGCATTTAACAGAAGAACAAATCGCACCTTATATTAAGGATGATCCTGTTCGACCGCATCTTTCTGCTGAGTTTAGAACAAGTGGCAGAAATAAAGCATTTGCACTAGTCGAAGGCACTGAAGTTCTTGCCATAGTATGTTGTGCATTGACATTCGGTGTACCTACTGAAGAGAAAGACTTAACATCAAAAGAAGGACATGAAATGGTTGTGTCACCTTATACTGTTTGGTCTTACAAGAAAGGAGCAGGCAGACAGATTATTGAATGTCTGCTTCGCTTTGTACAGCAAGAGCATCAAGAAATCTCAAAAAGTTATTGGCCTAGAATTGTTACACTATCTCCTAAGACAGAGATGGCAGAAAATTTTCATTTGAAGAATGGGGCGAAGAAGATCGGAGACAACGAGACTACAAATAACTTTGAGTATATTCTCTAGTCTTCGGGACGATATTTGTCGTACTTCATTCCAAGTTGATAGCCTTCGGGCAGTGGCTCATGTTTAGGAACTAAGAAAGCTCCTTCCGGGCCACATATCCAACGCTTACGTACACGTTTCTTCCAAGCCTCATGCATCTTTTGTCGTGTAGATTCTTTATGTTTTCTACCGTACATAGGATTCATGTAGTCTTGGCGTGTGCCTGTCATAGTCTTTTTAATCTTAGACTTATGAGATTCTGTTAGACCGTCTTTGTGTCCGTGATTAGCCTTCACGCCTGCGCTTATCTTTAGCTTGGTCTCTTCAGTGTGCTTAGACTTTGCTCTTGCTTTGTCAATGTCAACTTCTATTCTATTCTTAGCGGCATAGTCACGCACTGCCTCTACAGTGGCAGCACGAGTGAGCATCTCACGAGGCTTAGGTACCTTGTGAACGTCTTTGTTCTCGACTATGTAATGACCTTCTTTGGTCTTGAATAGAAAGTATGACTTGTTCATTATAGTTTAATTTTTAAACCGCATCTAGTTGAGCCGGACGATGCTCCGCCGTAGGTAGCTAGTGAGAAAGACTTAAAGTTTGGAAGAGTAGGCAACTTTAGTTTATTTCCGCTTCCATTGTTTCCCTTTCCTACGTAGTATATTTCAAACGTGTCCAGTGTTCTGTTGTGTATAGCAAAATAATTATCACCGCCTTCTTTAAAATGTTCCAGAATTTTCTTATGGAGTTTTTTAAGAATTGTTGTATCTGTTGTAGTAAATTCAGCTGGAAGTTTTCCTGAAGCAGGAGTGCCAGCATCGCCTGCCAGCCCTATTGTCTTGTCTATACTTTTGAAATAGTCTATAGCACCTATGAATGAGATTGGATACCCCATAGACTCCATCGTTTTGTCTAGTGTAGCTCCATCTTTTCTTAGAGTCTTTACAAATTCTACCGCAATTTCATCTAATAGTTTTGGGACTGCTTTTGATCTACTAGCAGACTTGTCAAAAAATGTGATAGGGGCAGTTCGACTGTTAGTTCCTTTAATCTCAAACTGTGC